TGCGCAGCGGTGAGCGCAACGTCTTTGTCTGCCGCCTTCAGGCGGTAGGATTTCGCCTCGTCGCGCAGTTCGCTCACGTATTCGCGGGAGAACGATTCGCGCGTCGGCGCGGTCGCGGCGGGCGGAGTGGAGTTGCCGCCAGCGTCGTCACCGTCAGCGCCGAGGCGGAACGTTGCGGAGAAGCCAAGCAGGAAGGAAAGGAGTGACGAGATTCGCATGTGATGGTGTCCGGGCATCTGCCCGCCCTAAAAATGAAAAAAGCCCGCATCTAGCGGGCCGTTTGGTGTTGCGCATCTGCGCGTTATGCTGCAAGTAAATCGTTCTGCGTCGCGTCTGCGATGCGCTTTTGTGCAATGGCGAGATAGTCGGCGCTTATCTCAATGCCGACGAACTTGCGGCCGTGTTGCCGCGCCATCTTTCCGGTAGTGCCCGAGCCGAGGAACGGGTCGAGCACTGTGTCGCCTTCGTTTGACCACGAGAGAATGTGATCGCGAGCGAGGGATTCGGGGAATTGGGCGGGGTGCCCCTTAACCCCGCCGCCGATTGCTACGTCCCAACAATTGGCGCGGCGCTTTTCCTGCGCATACTCGTATGTGTCGCCCATGTTGTACCTAACCCCATCAGGGGTCCGGTCGTGCGCGCGTCTGCTCTTCCCCGCGAGTTTTGACGGCTCCTTGAGGATGTTTGTTGCTTTGGGCTTGCCCTTACTGATCACGAACATGAACTCGAAACTCGACTGATACCGAACTAAATCACTCGGCATCGGATTCGTTTTTCGCCAAATCATCGTGTCGTACAGATTGAATCCGCACACGTCACGAAAGAAAAGCGCCTGCCGGAAACTCGTTCCCGTCTCACTTCCTTTAACCGTCGCATCACCAACAACCCAAACGACAACGCCGCCCGGCTTCGTCACGCGGTATAGCTCGCGCGCAATGCCTTCGAAGTCGAACGTGAAGCCGTTATATGTGCGCAGGTTGTCGTATGGCGGGCTTGTTACTGTGAGGTCAATCGAATCTGCGTCGAGCGTGCGCAACACTTCCCGGCAGTCGCCGAGTCGCAAATCTAACCCCATTAATCCCCCGTATTGTCTGGCACAGGCTTGATCGCCGTCGCCTTCGCGATTTCGGCCGCGTCTGCGGCTTCTGATTCGGCCTTGATCCGCTTGATTTCTTCGGGCAGGTCTTCGACGTCGTATTGCTCGATCAGCGATCCGGTCGCCGTTTCCTTCGAGAGCAAGCCGCCAGAGGTGAGCGTCGACAGCGTGCTCGCCTCGTTCGTCTTATCCGCCCATGTCGGCGAGTACCACGCGGGCCACTTCAGCGCGAACGGCTTATCGGTCGCAATCGGCTCGATCTTCTGCCCTTCCGAGTCGACGAGTTGCGCTTTCTGCGACGCCTTCGCGATCATGCGATAGAGTTGCAGTAAGCCTTTCTCGCCGTAGGAGATGCGCAGTTTGTCGGCAAGCCAGATAAGCGCCTGATTCATCAACTCCATCGCGCGCCCTGACTGAGCCGCCGCGATCTTGTCGGCGTCGGCCTTGTTGCCGTGGATGGATTCGAGCGCCACTTGCCGCGCGAGCCGCACGTATTCGAGCAGCGCGTTCGTGCCGTCGCCGCTCATTTCGAGCAACTTGGCATCGCCGCCCGCGCCCTTCGTGAGCGTGCCGCCTTGCCCGGTCGCCGGCTCTTTGATGAGCAGCGTCGGGTCGCTCTGATACTTCAGCGCGCGCCCGCCTTGCGAGAGCAGATAATCAATCTCGATGTTCGTGTCGATCGCCTTCGCGAACGTGCATTTGCCGTCGATGTCGTCGCCGCCCGGCAGGTTCTTCATCCAGACGAGCGGAACGAATCCGAGCTTGTGCGATACGCTGCGCTTGTCGTCGCGCGTCATCGTCTCCGGGTCGTTGTCTTTCGACACCGGCATCGGCTGAAACCACGATTCCGCGCTCGCATCCCACTCGCGGCGAAACCAGTGATCCTGCGCGAGCATGTCGTCGGCGATCGGATAGCCGAGCGCCTTGAGCGCGCGACCCTTCGTTTTGTACAGTTCGATGACCTTCGCCAGCGTGTCGGGCGCGTCGTCTTGCCAAACCGGGGTAAGGAACTGCGTGTTCATCACGGAGAAGAACAGGCGATTCTTCAGCACGCGCAGCAGCACCGCAGCCGATCCGACTGAGCCGCGCGTTGCGGCGTCGATCATTACCTCGTTCAGATAGCAGTCTTTCGCGATGCGCTCCAGACCTTCGGCGGCGTCCGCGTTCTCGCTCGTGACGGTCGGGAAGTGCTCTTCGGAGAACAGCAGGCCAACGGAATCGTCGACGACTTCCGAGCACAGCGCGAAACGCACAGACGGTCGACGCTCGCGCAGCGGTATGTATTCGTCGGCGTCCGATTTCTCGGTGTGGAACGAGTAGGGCAGCACGTCGTATTGCGTGCCGTCGAGCACAGCCGTTAAGCAGCCGACTGTGTGCGCTCGATCGGGAAGGTCGTTATCCTTCGGGTGTTTGTCGCGGAGCGTTTTCCACATTCAATGAATCCGGTATTTGGTGAGGTGCGTTGAGCCGATCAGCCCGCCGTCGGGTTTGCGAGTGAGCACCGCTGAAACCGTGTCGACGTCCGTCTCTTCGAACATGGCTTCGATGTTTGCCTGCGCGTACTCCGGCGCGATGTCATGCAGTGCATGCAGCGTCGAGAACGGTTGAACTTTCATGTGCAGCCTCGATGCGCTTGCGCGCGATTTCGAAATAGCCGGGATCACGCTCGATGCCGATGAAATTGCGGCCGGTGTTGGCGCATGCGACGCCGGTTGTGCCGCTGCCCATGCAGTTATCGAGCACCGTGTCGGCTTCGTTCGTGTACGTTCGAATCAGGTATTCCATGAGCGCAACGGGCTTCTGCGTTGGGTGAACTTTGTTGCGGTCGCGCGGGAAGTCGAGCACCGTCAGCGGATAGCGCCCCTCATACTCTCGATGCACTTCGCCAGATAGTGCGGATGAGCCGTAGTTGTCTGACCCTAGGTTCTTTGCGCTGTATTTGCCCTTGTAAGGCTTGAACCCCGTTCGCATCTGCGGGTTATACGTCGGCGGCTCGCGATAGAACACGAGCACGTTCTCATGGTCTTTCAGCGGCGCGCGCTTGGCGTTCAGAAAGCCGGTCCCCGCCTCTTTGCGCCAAATCCATTCATAGCGGAGAGCCGAGACGTTAGACGCACCAAGTACCTTGTCGAAAGGCGCCTGCGCGGTCAGCACGACTGCAGCGTTCGGCTTTGCGATCCGGTTGTAATGCGCCCACAACTGATCGAGCGGGATCACCGAATCCCATTTGTTTTGCGTCGTGCCGTAGGGCAAATCGCACAGGATCAGATCGACCGACGCCGGGGCGATCGTAGCCATCACCTCTAGGCAATCGCCGAGGCGCAAATCGTGATGCATGGGGTTCCTATCGGTGAAGGTGATCGGATTGCGTGCGTTGCGCGGGTATCCAGCGGTGTTTCGTCCACAGGTAATAGCCGACCGAATCGGGCATGTGATCCGCACCAGATTTCTTATCCGGTTGCCCTGTGTTCGGGTCATAGATCAACTGCTCGAAGCACTGAATGACGTTCTCGCACGACGGGTCGACGTAATAGCGCCGCACGCGGTCGCCGTTGAGCAGCCATCCGTTGACGTAGTTGATGCGGTCGCGAATCGTCGGGTGCGCGTTCATGTGAATCACGCGGAAACCCTTCTCGCGAAGAATGCTGATGTCCGTCTTGCCCTGCGCGCTCGTTTTCTGCTGCGTGCCGGCCGGGTCGGGATAGATCGTGATGTGCGACAGGTCTTTCTTCGTCGGGTCGAACGACTCGCGCCCGTACCGCTCGATGATTCGGTCAGCGAGGTCGTGCGTGTTGCTCGACATCACCGCGAACTCGCCGACGCACCAGATTTCGCCGTTCGGCTGCTCCTGGTGAACGCTGGCAGACATGGGATTTACGTTGAAGTCCATGCCGATGTGAACCGGCAATGCCGGGTTGTAAGGGCAGGGCTTGACGCTCTCTTTGCGGTCGAAGCACAGGTACACCGTGCCTTGCGTCAGGTTGACGAAATGCCCGTTCAGATAGGCGTCAATCAACTGAGGCGGATAGGACGCCCGCAGCGTGTCGACATAATCATCAGGAAGGAACGGGTTTGATGCCGTCGGCGCCTGAATCATCACGTACCCGCGTTTTTCGGCTTCCTCGCGCTTCTTCGCCCACATTTCATAGGCAAATTTGAAGCCTTCCGGCGTCGTGTACGCGTTGACCCGATTGAACGGATTCTCGATTCCGCTAGGCTTCTGGCGGTTTCGAGCGATGATCTTTTGCCACGCAAGCCGCGCCTTGTCGGTCGGCAGCGTGTCGATTTCGTCGACATGCGCGCGGTAGCTCTGATAGCCGACGATTCGCGCGGGATTCTCGAGCGTGCGCAACACGAAGTCGCCGCACCGCCCGGAACTGACGTAGATGATGTTTTCTTGCTTGTTGTAGCGGTAGCGCAGCCCGAGTTCGGACAGCTTTTCCTCCATTCGTGGCGCCAGGATCAGGCGCACAAGGTCGA